TATAGTGTCATTAACCATAGCATAATCTTTAGACAAAGACATACTTGGTCGAATACCTAAAGTAACAGCAGCAGGATTGTCTTCAACTGTAATCATACGGGGTTGTCTCACTTGGATTGGATGAGTAAAAGATTCATTAACAGGAATGTCAAAACCAAGCCAGTGAGCAACACCAGACAAACCACCAAAAAGAGTACTAACAGGAGCTGCTAACTCACCAATAAAAGGTATACTTTTAAAATGAGATGAAAAATCAGAAACACTTTTAAGAGTGGTAGAAACTATTCGACCAGTGTCAGTTTTCTTCTCTGCTTCTGTATCCACGAGTTTTTGACGTTGAAATTTAGGTGCAATAACACCCTGTGTATCAGACTGACTCGTGAAATTAGTAGTATAAGTATAACCAGCAAGATTAGGTTCTAAAACTCTTGCATAAATGGTAAAGTTAACAGGTGGGGGTGTACCATTAACTGAATTTAAAGGAACAGAAACAAAGCAATAAAGGTAAAAAAGATCAACTTGTAATGCACCAACACTTAACATATCTTTATAATGAGTGTAAGGAACAGTGAAAGTAGTGGTTTGATTAGCTGAAGCAGAAACTTGAAGCCAGTTATTTCCAAAAATACTACGATAGTCAGAAAAATACGCAGGATCAAGATTTCCAGCTTGGGGTAACCAAGCAAAAACTAAAGTGCCATAATGCATGGGAGTACCATTCATACGAATACTAATTTCAAAATTAGGACGCCAAAAAGCAATCTTTTCAATCTTATTTGCAATAGTAGTGTTGAAATAAACTTGAGGAAAACTCCAAGACCCTAAACTAGCTCCAATAGCAGATGAAGATGCCCAAACAACTTCACCAACTTCTATAGGACGACGTAAAAACCGCATAAGATCTACGTCAGGCATAGTATTATTAGCCCAAGAGTGTTCATCAACAATAGGAGCATCATGATCAACATGGGAATCATTAAAAACAGTAATTTCCTGCATTTTAATTTCCTTACCTTCATTTTCATCTTGAACAAGTTGCTCTGTCACATTCATATCAGCCTGGGGGACAAGACCAGAATGATCGACAGACTTATAACCAGAACCACTGGATTCGTTAACACGCTGTCGAACGTGTATACGTTTTATTTTTCGATCACGACCCTCAGCAGTTTGCGGTTCAAACTGATGAGACAATATAGAAGACACATCGAGAAAATCTGAAACATTATCAGATATGTATTTTAAAAATTGAATTGGATTGAAAGTTTATTATAAGACAACACGTTAAAACCATCAGGTGTTGAATTTGCCTAGTTTAAAGACTATTCAGTCTACGGCCGCACCACGCGCTACAGACAAAAATTGGCAGTTTTGTTATACGATCATGGTGCGGGAAACCGCTTTAACTATTATTGACCCTTATGGACGTGTGTTACCACATCCAACGGACCATACTGCATAGGATAAAAAATCTTTTTGCAGCGTTCAAAAGTAAACAAAAGTTCTGGATCTGCATCCAAACAAATCTGCTTACCATCCAAGTATACACTACCTGTAGAAAGCATTCTACAATAATGCACAAACCGACGACGAACCATATCAAACTGTAGTTCGTCATAAGCACTTAAAAACATAAGGCACTGATTAAACCTACTCATTTGATTGTTCATGTCTAAACAATCACCCATACACCATCTAGGAATTTCTATAACAGTGTCATAATCAAGGGGTGACAAATATTCTCTAATTTTGTGGTCCCAGACAAAACCCCGTTTTAAAAAGGTTATATCTTTTTCCTCAACATAATTGAGATCAATTTCCCCTTTAGAAGCCGAGGTATAACTAATCCCCAAAAACGCTAGCTCTTTCTGCATTGCTGGCATTGTCATCTTATGAATAGCTTTACCGCCAACACTAACGAGACTATCATCACCATAGAAAGTACCACGCACACATGAATTATAATAATATAAATCACTTTCTACAGTGCGTAAATAAACATACCTATG